GTAATTATCCTTCTCCAATTATCTTAGACACTAACACCGCAATAAGTAATTAATTATGAATAAAGATAATTTAGTAAACAATAATGTTTCTGCATTAAATGGTGAAAGCGACGGTATGACTTCAAATAGTTTAGTTAAAACTAATTTAACCAGAAAACAACCATATAGTAGTTATAGTTTTAATTTAGACCCTGCAGACAGTGATTATATTCGGGTACCTGATCCTGGTGATATATTCGCTTATGGTGAAAGTGTTTTTTCTTTTTCAGGTTGGATAAATGTTGATAGTTACTCAGATCAAGATGGTATATTTGGTAGATTTTACAGTGGAGCAGAACGTGCAACAATAAAATTTGGATTTAGTCCTTTTAATAGTGTAATGTTTCAAGCTGTAAAAAACAATGCTAACGCTTATGTAATTTGGAACGGAATATTAAACGTTGGTTGGCAACACATATGTTTGACTTATGATGCTGGTAATGTAAAAGTATATTTAAACGGTTTAGACCAAGGTTTACCAGATGTAGTCGTTGGTACTATACCTAATACAATGCCTAATCTCAACTCTTTTAACGCGCAATTAGACATAGGTAGAGACGCTATGAATTCAGCACAAAGGTTAATGAACGGTAAGGTTTCTAATTTTTGTATTTTTAATAAAGTTTTAGAACCTGGTGATATAGTAAAAATTTACAACAATGGTGTTGCTCAAGACTTAAAAAATGAACCTTTATTTTATGGAGATATATTAGCTTGGTGGCCTATGGATGAAAATAGCTCTTATTATGATGGAACTGACTGGGTGGTAAGAGATTTGATAGGTGGTAAAGATGGTCTTGGAATAAACACCGGTAATGTAAATGATATGGTAGGTGATGCTCCTGGTTCACAAGCAAATGGACTTGGCACAAACTTAACAATAGGAGATTTAAAAAGTAATATGAAAGATAGTAAACATAATGCATATAGTATTAATATGGCTGACTACGCTGACGGCGTAACTAACCCAGCTGATTCAGGTAGATCAACAGAAATACCTACAGTACCTTAAAAAATAAGTAAAAATGACAACATATATAGTGATAGATATAGATACGCAGACTGCTTTAATAGATTTCAGTCAGATTAACACTACAAGTTCACAAACTATGAGAAGAAACGTAGCTAATACACAAGCTATGCTTTCTTATCAAATAACTCCTAGTTTTATAACTAACGGTCGTGTTACTCCACTTATGACTTTAGATCGCGAACAAGCTTTAGCGTTACTAGAAACTCCAGAATGGTCTCCTGAAAGTCCAGCGGAATAAGTAAATAAATAATAATTTAATTTAATAAAATGAAAAACAAAATAGAAGAAAAAGAGTTAACAACTATAAAAGATCAACAGCAGAGAGTAGAAGAAATAATAAACAGAGTAGGATATGTAGAAGCTGAAAAACACGCACTACTTCATGAACTCGGTGAAACTAATAGAGCTATAAATGAAACTAAAAAATTATTAGAAGAAAAATACGGTGCTATTGAAGTTAACATGACTGACGGCTCTTACAAAGAGATAGAGCAAGAAGAAACACCTGTAGCTGCTGTATAATGTCTAGTATAATTAGAAAGATTAGTATAGGATCTGACTATAAAAATGATGCAATGCATTATTCTTTAGGTCAAGAAGTATATGGTGGACATAAAATATGTGATATTATAAGCGAAGATATTGATGGTGAGTATTTAATATATATAGAAAAAAATAAAGAAATATTACCATGGAAAAAGTTTAATCGTAATATGGCTATAGCCGTAGAATACGACTTAAAGTATTAATGAAAAGTTTATACAACTTCATAGTAAAACCTTTTGAAAATCGCTATGACAATATAAGAAGTGTAGACGGTAATGAACTTATCATAAATACTAATATTGAAAACCATATTTACGTAAGTAAAAAAGCTGTAGTTGTTTCTACGCCTACAGCTTTTAAAACTAAAATAAAACCAGGTGATGAAGTTTACGTACATCATAATGTATTTAGAAGATATTACGATATAAGAGGTAATGAAAAAGACTCTTCTAAAAAGTTTAAAGATGATTTGTACTTTGTTTGTATAGATCAAATATACATGTACAACTTAAAACCAAATTTAAACTATTGTTTTGTTTCTCCAGTAAAAGAAACAAGCTTTCTAAGCACTCAAAAAGAGAAAGAACACTTTGGTATACTTAAATACTCTAATAGTTCTTTAGAACGCTTAGGAATAAAACCTGGACAACTTGTGGTCTTTACACCTAACTCTGAATTTGAGTTTATTATAGAAGGTGAAAGACTTTATTGTATGAAATCAAATGATATAGCTATAACCCATGAATACAAAGGAAACGAGGAAGAATATAATCCAAGCTGGGCGCAAAGCAGTTGATGAGTTAATTAAAGTGGCTGAAGAGAAAATCATTACACATACTGACGATGATGTATCTGCAGACCGACTTAAAAATGCAGCAGCAACTAAAAAGCTTTGTATTATGGATGCTTTTGAAATATTACAACGCATTGAAGAGGAAGAAGCTATATTAACCGGTAAAACTATAGAAAAGAAAGAAGAAAGAAATTTTAGAGGTTTTGCTGAAGGGAGGAGTAAGTGAATTACGAGCAAACTCTTTGGAAAGAAATACCAGATATCATAAATCCTAAATATCTTAAAAAACAAAACAGATATAAAAAGTGGGAGTATGGTTACAACGCTGAGTATGATTTTGTTTGTATAAGTAAAGACGGAACTATTGGGTCAGTTATTGAAATACAAAATTTACGCATTGCTTTACCAAAAGCAAATGAACCTTATAAACGAAGCGAAAGCAAAGAGAAACAATATTGGGAAAGGTTTGAATACCCAAAAGAATTACAAAGAATAAAAACTAGATTCGATTGGGAAGAATACCCAATAGATTTTAAAGAAGAGTGGTACGATTATATAGATGAAGAATTTAAACGAAGAGAGCAAGGTTTTCATTTCTACAATAATGGCAATCCTGTATATATTACTGGTACTCATTACATGTACTTGCAATGGTCAAAGATCGATGTTGGTGCACCCGATTACAGAGAAGCAAATAGATTATTCTTTATATTCTGGGAGGCGTGTAAAGCAGATAACAGATGTTATGGAATGTGCTACCTTAAAAACAGACGGTCTGGTTTCTCCTTTATGGCATCAGCAGAACTTGTTAACACTGCAACAATCTCTAGTGACTCAAGATTTGGTATATTATCAAAGTCAGGTGCCGATGCTAAAAAGATGTTTACAGATAAAGTCGTTCCAATATCCGTTAATTATCCTTTTTTCTTCAAGCCGATCCAAGATGGTATGGACAGGCCGAAGACTGAATTGGCATATCGTGTTCCGGCATCAAAGCTTACTAGAAGAAAACTGGAGGAAAATATTAAAGCTGTAGATCTTCAAGGTCTTGATACAACTATTGATTGGAAAAACACAGGTGACAACTCTTACGATGGTGAAAAATTAAAACTATTAGCACACGATGAAAGTGGTAAATGGGAGAGACCTGATAATATATTAAACAACTGGCGAGTTACAAAAACTACATTAAGATTAGGATCAAGAGTTGTAGGTAAATGTATGATGGGCTCAACTTCAAACGCATTAGATAAAGGTGGAGAAAACTTTAAAAAGCTATACTACGATAGCGATGTTACAAGACGAAATAAAAACGGACAAACATCTTCTGGTCTCTATAGCTTGTTCATACCTATGGAGTGGAACTACGAAGGATTCATGGATACTTATGGATTACCTGTATTCACTAGAAAAGAAAGTTCAGTTAAAACAAGAGACGGTTTTGAGATTACAACGGGAGTTATCGAACACTGGGAAAATGAAGTTGAAGGATTAAAACACGATAGTGATAGTTTAAATGAGTATTATAGACAGTTTCCAAGAACAGAACAACACGCGTTTAGAGACGAAACTAAAAATAGTTTATTTAACTTAACTAAAATATACGAGCAAATAGATTACAATGAAGAGCTGAATAATAAAAGGTCTGTAACTAAAGGTAGTTTTATGTGGGAAAATGGCATAAAAGACTCAAGAGTAGTTTTTGTTCCTAATAATAACGGTAGATTTCTAGTCTCATGGGTTCCACCATACAACTTACAAAATATATTTATAAATAAAAATGGAAATAAGTATCCAGCAAATGAGCATGTTGGAGCATTCGGTTGTGATTCTTACGATATTAGCGGTACTGTTGACGGTCGCGGTTCTAAAGGATCACTACATGGATTAACAAAGTTTTCTATGGAGGATGCACCACCTAATCATTTCTTTTTAGAATATATAGCTAGGCCGCAAACAGCTGAAATGTTTTTTGAAGATGTACTAATGGCCTTGGTTTTTTACAGCATGCCAATATTAGCTGAAAACAATAAGCCTAGATTGCTTTATTATTTAAAAAGAAGAGGTTATAGAGGGTATAGTATGAATAGACCAGATAAGATATGGAATAAACTATCTCCTGCAGAAAAAGAAATAGGTGGTATACCAAACACAAGTGAAGATATTAAGCAAGCACACGCTGCTGCTATTGAAAGCTATATAGAAAATCATGTTGGACTAGTTAATGGTTCATATGGTAGTATGTATTTTCAAGAAACGTTAGAAGACTGGGCAAAGTTTAATATAAATAACAGAACAAAGCATGATGCTTCAATTAGTTCTGGTTTAGCTATAATGGCTTGTAATAGAAATTTATATAAACCAAACCCAAATAGAACTCAAAAAAGTGTAAGTTTAGGTTTTAAAAAATATGATAACGACGGTTTTGTTTCAAAAATAATAAAATAAAAATGATAAAAACAAATTATAATAGTTCTTTTCCAGATCAGGTAGTACCTGACGCAGAGAAAGCTACTTATGAATATGGTCTTCAAGTTGGTAAAGCAATAGAAGGTGAGTGGTTTAGATATGATAATGCTTACTATCAAGATAGATTTAGCACAAACTACAATAACTTTCACAGATTAAAACTATATGCTAGAGGAGAGCAATCTATACAAAAATACAAAGACGAACTTTCAATAAATGGAGATTTATCATATTTAAATTTAGACTGGAAACCTATACCTATTATACCTAAATTTGTAGATTCAGGATCTTG